GGCTTCTCGTCCTTGTCCCACTGCACATGAAGCAGCCCCCACTTGATCCAGAAGTTGTGGGCGTGGGCAATATCACGCGGCTCACCCTCCTCGTCAGCAGGCCAGTCCTCAATGTGCTTGACCTCCCAGAACTGTGTCGTCAGTATCTGATACTCGGCCTCAATGATCCTCGTCATTTCAATCCTCCATCCGTGGCTCTGGCTCGAACCAGACCTTCTCGCCTGTCTCACCGTCATAGCCCTTGTCATATTCAGCAATTTCTTCAGGGGTCATCTGATCGGACTCCACAGTCTGACAGCCATGATCGCCATACCAAAGCCAGTGCGGATTGTATGGCCGACCATAATACCTGTCTGCCGAACCACGGTCCTCGGGAGAACCGGGCTTCTTGCCGCCACGCACCCAAGGTGGTGCCACTCGAACTCGTTTAGTCATATCAACCCACCTTCTGATAACGGTCGCCGTTCACATACATAACGTCGTCATAATGGCTCTGAAGCCGTGGAAGATGATCGATCAAACCTGTGCCATTGCACTCGGGGCATGCATCGATCTCGAAACTGTTGACCGGTTGATAGCCGGTGCCTACACAATGGTCGCACACAAACTGAATCTTTGTCGCCGGATCACGGTTCATTGTTCAAGTCTCCTCTCGTTGATGTCTAGGAACATTCCCATACTATCCCAGCTATGTAAAGCAAAAAACACGACCAATAGGTTGTTCCCCATAATTTTTCGTTTTTGTTTTTTATTTTGCAAAAACAGCGTAACGAGCGTAACGGCGTAACGGATGCTCTGTAACCGTTGTGTAGCAACAAAGTTGTCGTTACACCGTCGTTACGTTGGTTACACGGAGTCTGACCTTCCAGCCATATTTTTGGAAATAGTCTTTTAAAAATTATGACAGAAACTATACTGGGGGCATGGAAGAGACCAAACGATCTGCTGGGCGTCCCGCTGGTCTGACTAACCGCCAGCGCGAGTTTGCCCGATATATTGTCGAGGGGCTGTACTCGAATGCCGAGTGCGCCCGAAAGGCTGGTTATGCCGAGGGGCAGGCGGCGAAGACTGCCAGCCTGTTTCTGAATGGCCGCGACTATCCACATGTCGTCGAACTGGTCAAAGAACTGCGCGAAGAAAAGGAGCGCCGGTACGGCGTCACCCTCCTCGGTCAGTTGAAGCGGCTTGATGAACTGTCGCGCGGGGCCGAAGAGTCGGGCCAATTCTCTGCGGCGATCAACGCCGAGAAGATCAGGTCTGCGCTTGGTGGCCTGACCATCGATAGGCGTGAACAGAACCACACCCACCAGCTTGACAAACTGTCCCGCGAAGAGATCGTCGCGCGGCTGGCCGAGATTCGGAAAAGCCACCCTGCGGCCTTTATCGAAGGTGAAGTGATCGAACATGCCCCAGCCGGAACAAAATCTCTGGAAGTCGTTCAAGCAGCACCTGCCGAAGAAATCCCACTGGAACAGAATTGAAAACCGCACAGGCACTGGCATGCCAGATGTGTATCTGGTCATGGATGGTGTGCCCTGCTGGCTCGAACTCAAGGTTATAAAGAAGAACCGTGTTCGGATTGCCGAGTCGCAAATCGCTTGGCACCTGTCGCACAACCGATGCGGCGGGGCATCGTTCTTTCTGTTGCGTGAAGAGGGGGCAAAGACTGCGCTCCTGTATCGGTCTGCGGACTGCCTTGCGATCTGCGGGCCGCGCGACAAATGGCCGGAACCTGTCTGCGCGTCTGCGCTGGCCGATATCCCTGCGGCCTTGCGATCTGCGGCTCTTGAAGTTTTGAATTTGTAGACTTTGTCAGGCTTCAAGTTTGCAGCCTTTGCGCATATTCTCTTCGGCTGTGATAACTTGCAAATTCCACGGAACGTGCAAGCCGCAAACATTCGGATGTTTTAGCGGGATAATGTGGTCCACATGGTGCTCGATGCCGGTATGATCTTGCACCTTTTGTTTTAATGTGTAGACAGCCGTTAGTGCTTCCCTATCAACCCATGCTGGCGTTGCTTTGTTAAGACCAGCCTGCCGCGCTCTTGTATGCGCGCACACGCGGTCTCTATTTTCCTTTTTCCATTGTCTTTTGCGCGCATTAAGTTTTTCTTTGTTTGCTTCCCAGTAACGGCGCCGAGCCTCTTGAACGCGGGGCAGATGTTTAGTCGCATGCCAGATGTCTCGGCACCTTTTGCGTTGTGCTTCTAGCTTGACAGGGTCAGCTTTTACCCGTTCGGCATAGTTGCGCCGGTGTTGATCGTCCCGAGCCTTTTGCTCCGGCGATCTTCGTTTCCACGCTTCACGCCGCGCGGCTTTCCATTCTTCGTGATTAGCTAAACGATGTTCGCGCTGTTTTCGTAATTCGTTTTCTCGGTTGTCTGCGTAATATTTTTCGCTTCGTGCTCTTGAGCACTCCATACACCCGCCCGAAACCTGTCGCTTTGCCACATGGCCGTGTTTACATGGTACGCCGGTAAAATACCACGTCTGCCCAATTGCACGCGCTTCCTGCCTGCTAATTAATTTCATGATCTTTGCCCTAGTGCGTTTTGAAAATGATGTTTCGGCTCGGCTGTTCCCAGCACAGAACGCAATCCCCGCACCCGCCAGTCCGGCCTTCCTGTTCCGGGCAGATCAGGCTTTCACCCTTTACAGGTTGCGCCAGTTCTTCGCTGTTCGCGCTGTCGGGCAGATCGGGACGATCCGACCAGCGAATCCGGAATCTGTCAGGGTGCCGCGCTTTCACGCGCTCAATAGCTTGGCCGATCTCGCGTTCTAGCGGGACGATGCTGTCGGGCCAATTGTGCGTGTATCCCCATGCCGCTAGATTCGGGTGATCATCTAGCCACCGGCCCCATTGTTCGACGTACTCGACCGACCAAAAATCACCGAGCACATGCAGGCGGACAAGAGTCAGCTTGTCATGCCGTGCTTTCAACTCGCCGTCTATTTTGGCGATTAATTCCGGGCCATGTTCCAGCCGATGCGCAAATGGCATATTATTGCCATAACATGTCGCCAGATGATGGCATGTCGCGGGACAGGTTGCGCGTTCTTCTAGCGTCAGAGTGTGCACGCGGTAACCTTTAAACCGGCCTTTCATAACCTTTTTCAATAGCTTCTTATTGGTGACCGGCTTTAATGCCTTGAACGAATAGCCCGCCATTGCGTGGCGGCTTTTCTTGTATCGGGTTGTCATTTCCATGTCGTCAGATTCCTCGTTTATGGGTTGTCAAAACAGTATTGCAAAGAATCCCAGCCCGCACAATAAAAAACCAATTTCCAGAAATGGGATTCGCTGTTATTTGCTCGGATTTATTGGAATTCTGCGGGATTCCGTTTCGGTTTTTCTTGCACCGTGTACCGTGGCAGGCCGTTCTATTTTCATTTGCGGGCCTTGCCTGCGCGCCGTCGCTGTCAAAAAAACCGTGTTTCGCGGGCCATGATCCACCGGCGGGCCTTGCGCTCTGCGGCCTGCGCGCCTTGGCTGTCCCCCGGACGCGGGCACGGAAAAACGGCGGGCCATCGGCCCGCCGTTCTCTTATTGTTGATCACGCAGATATTGATAGTGTTCCTCGCGGCCCACTGCCGCTTCCTCGTCTAGATCCTCATCGTGCCAGTAGTTTGAATCGGTGAACACATCCTCGCGGTATCGCCTGCGATTGTCCGCCTCGACCTCGTCACAGCACAGGTGGCACATGCGACCACCGAGCGGCAAGCCGCGCGCGTCGTGCTCGTACCAAGTATATTCTTTGTTTCCGTGCTCATCGCGATGGGTGCAGGTATTGTAGCCGTTTTCAAAGAACTTCGTAGTCATGTCCAATACTCCAAGTTGATTAACGATGGCCTCATATTAACAAAATCTTTTTCCAGTAACAGGCTTGGCATTTGCGACCTTCGCCGTACGCTGGGGGGGAGGGTGGGAGCAACACGCTCCTCGTACCCTTGGGCCTTGCGCTCTGCGGCCTGCGCACTTCGAGCATTGCGCGGGCTAAAAAAAACACGGAAAAAAATGGCCCGCGCTGTGGAGGAACTAGATCGCCGTTCCAGCGCGGGCCGAGCCATCGACGGCGACCTATCCGATGCTTGTTACACGATACTTCGTCTTTGCCATCTTACCCATCCGCTGACGGGACACTACAGCGCGCTTCCGCACGGCAGGCATCAACGCGGTAGCTACGCTACTCTTGCTCAACTTCACACGGTTGGCAAGCTGCTGCATGGACAGCCATTCCTTCGACAGGAGATCGATAGCCTTCACGACCTTTGCCTCGGACACTTTATTCATACCCTGGCGCGGGTGGACCACCTTCACGCCGTCGATCTGCTCGTTGATAACTTCGTTAACGAACTCGGACACCGTGTTCAGGTGGTTCACCGCATCGATGCGAGAAATCTCGCCGCGAGTATACTTATACAGTTCCAGCATGCCGGTGAGCACCGCATGCCTCTGCTCGATCTTCTTTCTCTCAATATCCATCATCTTTTTTCTCCTCTAGTTGATGGCTTCGACAATGGGATAATTCCCATACTCCGAGACTAGCCGATATAAGCGACCAGACCAAGAATTTTTTTAACAAAAAAATAAAATAAATTTCTTGACACCGACCCAACGCGCGCGACGCTGGGGGGGAGGGTGGGTGCAACACGTTCCTCGTGCCCTTGCGGCCTGCGCTCTGCGCTCTGAGTAAAAAAGATAATCATCAATAAATAAGGAAGAGGCGACCGAAGCCGCCTCCTCTTGGTTAGCGCCGAGCCTCGACGACCCAATCTGTATAGTCGTCGAACCTCTCTGGCTCTGCCTCGTAGACCCCTGCCTGACCTTCGCGCAGCATGTCGATGAACAGCCCGGCCCAGCGTGCAGGGACGTAAGCCGTCAGTGAATCGTCCTTGTTCTGAACGATGCGGATGCTGCGACCATCGCCGATTCTATCAGTCATGATGTTGCCCCCTTACCGAGCAGCCGATTGGTTATCTCGACCGCCTCTTCGAGCACGACGGCGGTCACTTTGTCTTGCTGCTTCAGCCGCTCGAGGTGCTGCCGCTGGCGCTCGATGACCTCGGCCAGCTTTTGCGCGACATCCGCAACGCTGTCCACATGCACTTGAGCGCAACCCACGCCGGTGATGGTGTAGCCCGGATAGCCCTGATAGGTGGTCTTGATGATGGTGATGCCAAGAGCCTTGGCGATGAGATGAAGATGTTTCATCAGTCGTCCTCCTCGTTGTTGACTCTTAGAAGCTAGCAAATATCCCAGCTCATGCCCAGAAAAAAATGATCAAATGAGTTGAATAAATATGTTGACTGCGCCTTTGACTGCGCGCGTAATTGGGCGGGCATATAGAGGGGGTGGGTGCAACACGTTCCTCGAACCTCCGGGGTTACTGGGGCTGTTTGACAGATTAGCTTTTGTTCTATGACCCCCTCCCCCCATATTTGACGGGGTGTAGTGCGGTATAGTCTGTGTAATACAGAGTTTGATAAATTCGTTTGGCTATAATATCGTTCGGGCATGAACCTTGATGCTCTCCCCAAAGAGGTGTTACAAGAAGTCCTGCTTCTGGAAGAACAGAAGCGGCGCCTTGAAACACGCGAAGTGGCCCAAGAAGACTTCATGGCATACGTCCAGCACGTATACGAAGGCTTCATCGTTGGCCGTCACCACAAAATCATTGCTGAGAAGCTGGAGCGGATCGCTTCTGGCGAGTTAAAGCGGCTAATTGTGAACATGCCGCCGCGACATTCGAAGTCAGAGTTTGCTTCGTATCTCATGCCTAGTTGGTTTTTGGGCCGGAATCCAAAGCTCAAGATCATCCAGGCTACAATGAACACCGAACTTGCTGTAAGATTTGGACGAAAGGTCCGAGATCTGATCGCCGACCCGGTATATCGGGAGATCTTTCCCAATACGGACCTCAAACAGGACAGCCAAGCAGCCGGTCGGTGGGAGACTGGCGCGGGCGGGGAATATTTTGCAGCGGGGGTGGGCGCTGCAATGACCGGTCGTGGTGCAGATTTGCTGATTATTGATGATCCGCACTCGGAGCAGGACGCATTATCGGCGTCTGCCTATGATAATACGTACGAATGGTACACATCTGGCCCGCGTCAGCGTCTTCAGCCGGGTGGTTCTATTATTATTGTCCAGACAAGGTGGTCTAAGAAGGACTTGACGGGCCGGTTACTGACGGCTCAGTCGGCTGACATGATGGCTGACCAGTGGGAGGTGGTAGAATTCCCTGCAATTATGCCGTCTGGAGGCCCACTTTGGCCTGAATTCTGGAAAAAAGAGGAGCTTCTGAAGGTCAAGGCGTCACTTTCGCTCGGAAAGTGGAATGCACAGTGGCAGCAGAACCCTACATCTGAAGAAACGGCTGTTATCAAGCGTGAATGGTGGAATCAGTGGGAAGAAGAAGAGATTCCACAGCTAGATTACATCATTCAGTCCTACGATACGGCGTACAGTAAGAAGGAAACCGCTGATTTTTCTGCTATTACGACGTGGGGCGTGTTTGAGCCGCACGGAAACGGCGATCAGCACCTAATTTTGCTGGATGCGAAGCGTGGTCGGTGGAACTTCCCCGAGCTAAAGCAGATCGCGCAGGAAGAAAACGAATACTGGGAGCCGGATATGATGCTCATCGAGGCCAAGGCGACTGGTATGCCCTTGGCAGATGAGATGAGGTTACTGAACCTCCCTGTGGTGACCTTTGCCCCCGGTCGAAAGAGGGGTGGGGGTGGTTTGGACAAGACCACGCGCATGCATATGGCCTCTCCGATATTCGAATCAGGAAAAGTTTGGTATCCTGCCGCGCAAAAGTTCGCGGAGGAGGTGATTGAGGAGATAGCCTCGTTTCCAAATGGCGACCATGATGACTTCTGTGATAGTATGACTATGGCCTTGATGCGCTTCCGTCAGGGTGGTTTTATCAGTTTGCAGGGTGAGGAGCTAGAGGACATGCTCCCCGGCAGGAAACGCGAGTACTACTGATGGCTAAACGCGACATCGACAAAACCCCTCAAGATCTTCGTGATGAGTTCACCAGCGGCCTGAGACGCCGACTGGAGAACCTTGCAGAGGCGTCTGAGGGCACCGGTGCGCGCCTGTCTGAGATGGCTGGTGGCCTAGTAAAAGAAGAAGTCTTTGGTATTCCGGGGTTGGTGGGCGATTTGACGCCTATGATAGCGCAGCTTGGCGGGGGGCCAATGTCTGTGCAGTATGCAAATGACCCCACTTTCCGTCAGGCTGTGGACGATTTCCAAAAAGAGTTTGGCGCCGTGGGCCTTGCAGCGAAGGCCGGCGTTGAGTTGTCCGATGACTTCTTGGACGAAGAAGGTGAGCTTCGTCCTGAGA